TTTCAGTACAAAAAATCCACACGCGCCAAGCTGGTTTGCCGGAAGATTAAAAGGGTGTTACCTGCGACCAATCTAGGGTGTATTCTAGAAATTGAGGGTCTAGATCAGAGATTTAAGTCTCTCAGACATCCACAAAATGGTGAACGCTATGCTGGTATACTACAGTGGGGTTTAGGTTATATGTTATACGGCTTATACTTGGATCAATTTAAAACTACCTACAGGCTAATCTAGCAAATGAAAGCAGTCATAAGTAATAAAATATACTTAAATGATCCAGGTGCAGAACTATCTAAAAAAATTATTGATACTCTTACCTATAAGTTTAAAAAAGATACTGGTAGTAAACATTTTAGTAGTATAGAAACTATTAGAAACTATAAAATAATTGGTAATGGTATTATTAGTGTTCCACAAGGCCGTAAAGATTTAATTCCTCAAGGCTGGGAAGTAGTAGATAAACGAGTACTTGTTCCTGCTCCGTTTCCAGACCCTAAGTTTGAGCTACGCCCAGAACAACAGGCCGTATGTGACGAGATTACAGATACCTGCTTTATTAATGCACTAGTAGGCTGGGGTAAAACATTTACCGCACTACATCTTGCTAGAAAGCTGGGTCAAAAAACACTAGTAATTACTCACACTACAGCGCTTAGAGATCAATGGTGTGAAGAAGTAGAAAACCTATTTGGTATTAGAGCTGGAATTATAGGTAGTGGTAAGTTAGATTGGGAAGATCATGCTATTACTGTGGCTAATGTGCAAACGCTTGTAAAGCACTGTAATACACTAAGCAAAGAATTTGGAACAATTATTCTAGATGAAGCACACCACTGTCCAGCAACAACATTTACACAAATTATTGACACTTTTCACAGTAGATTTCGCATTGCTCTGTCGGGAACAATGCAACGTAAAGATGGAAAACACGTCTTATTTCAAGATTATTTTGGAAATCATGTTATCAAGCCCCCACAAAGTAACACACTGGCCCCAACGGTCAGGACAGTTAACACTGGAATCACACTTAAACATGGCGCTACATGGGTTGAAAAAGTAAATACACTAGCAAACGATACCAGTTATCAAGAGTTTATTGCTGGCATTGCTAAACAAGAAATAGAAACAGGGCATCAAGTACTTATAATTGCAGATAGGGTGGAGTTTTTACGAAATGTCAAAGAATACATCGGAGAAAATTGTGTGTTGGTTACTGGCGAAACCGGGTTTGATGAGCGTCAGACGATTAAACAACAGCTCCTTAACCGTGAAAAAATGTCGATTGCTGGTAGCAGACAAATCTTCTCAGAAGGAATCTCAATCAACTCACTCTCCTGTGTTATCCTAGCAATACCAATGAACAACGATAGCTTGTTAGAGCAAGTTATTGGTAGAATACAACGACAACATCCTGGTAAATTAGATCCACTAGTAGTAGATCTACAGTTTGCTGGTTGGGCTGATAAAAAGCAAAACAGAAACCGCCTAGGCTTGTACCTTAGAAAGGGCTGGCACATTGAAACGGTTTAAAAAATTTTGACTTGCAAAATGTTCTACAAAGTGATATAATATTATTTTACTTCAAAGAATGATCTTCTTTTTTAACCTAAACAAATTAGAGTTTGCTACAAACAACGACCCTGAATATTTAGTTGCAGCTCTACATAAGTGTTTTCTTGGTATTCGGATACCTAAAAATGCACGAGAAAAGTACAAACCTATTTTGGGGCTAGAAGCAGGCAGTAGTTATTTGTTAAATCCAAAAGCACTATTTGAAGATAAAATAACAGATGCAATATTTAAGGCACAGTATATTAGGCTAGCTGGACGCAGAGATTATCTTTCCTATAAAACCATAAAACAAAAACATCTTGACTTAACCTTATACCCAGACTTAAATATAGCTACAATTAAACACAATCCGCTATTAATAATTAAACACGCACATATAAAATTTATATACGAGGAAACAAATGGCACTCTCATTTAAACAAACCAAAGGCAAAGCACAAACATCTAAAGTTGAATCTTACGAGTACAAAGACGGAGAAAACTCTGTTAGGCTTATTGGTGGGGTTCTTCCACGCTATGTATACTGGGTAAAAGGTACTAATAACAAAGATATTCCTATTGAATGTCTAGCTTTTAGTCGTGAAAAAGAAAAATTTGATAATCTAGAAAAAGATTGGGTACAAGATTCGTATCCTGACTTGAAGTGCTCCTGGAGCTATGCAGTTAACTGTATTGATCCTAAGGATGGAAAAGTTAAAGTACTAAATCTTAAAAAGAAACTGTTTGAGCAAATCCTAACTGCTGCAGAAGATCTGGGCGACCCTACTGACTACGATACTGGTTGGGATGTAGTGTTTAAGCGTAATAAAACTGGCCCACTAGCTTTTAATGTTGAATACACCCTGCAAGTTCTTCGTTGTAAACAGCGCAGCCTTGGTGATAACGAGCGTAAGCTAGCTGATACCGCAGTATCTATTGATGAAAAGTATCCTCGCCCCACCAGCGACGAGGTAAAAGCCTTAATCGAGAAACTGCAAAAAGGTCAAGAAGAGGAACAAGAGAATCAAACAGATAGCGAACGTGAAGCTGTTAAAGATTTAGCTTAATAATCCAGCCTGCTAAGCCAAAAGTTTAGCAGGCTATTTTATCTTATATTATGAAATTACTTTTTACAGCCGACATTCACATTAAACTAGGTCAAAAGAATGTGCCCACAGAATGGGCTAAAAATAGATTTCAGCTATTTGTAGATCAATTTCATGAGATGCAAGATAAAGCTGATATGATTATTATAGGCGGTGATATATTTGACAGACTGCCTAATATGGATGAAGTCGAGCTATATTTTGACCTAGTAGCTAGCCTTCAAAAACCCAGTGTTATTTATAGTGGTAATCATGAAATGGTTAAAAAGGATACTACCTTTTTAACATATCTAAAACGTGCAACTTGGCGATTAAATAAACTAGTAACTGTATGTGATGACTATAGGAGTGATTTACTTGGTGGAGACATTGATATTATTCCTTATAATAAATTACGGGATTTTCAAGATAATTACAGTAATTTAGACTTTCAAGGTAGAGTACTAGTAACTCATGTTCGTGGAGATATTCCTCCACACGTTAAGGCAGAAATTAATCTAGAACTACTAAATCGCTGGCAAGTAGTACTAGCAGGAGATCTACACAGTTATGAAAACTCTCAGCGTAATATTCTCTATCCCGGTAGTCCTTATACTACTAGCTTTCATCGTAACAGAGTTGAAACTGGATGCATCTTACTTGACTTGGACAATTTGGAACATGAGTGGCTAAAGTTTGATCTACCACAGCTTATTAAGCGAACAGTAGGCGTAAGCGACCCTAAACCGCAGACATACCCCGATCATACAATCTATGAGATTGAGGGTAACTTGCACGAATTAAGTCAACTAGAAGATAGTGACCTAATCGATAAAAAAGTAGTAAAACGAGCACAAGATACTCAGCTTATTCTAGACCCTAATATGACTATGGCTGAGGAAGTTCGTGAATATCTTACCTATATTCTAGAACTAGATCAGACTACAATTAATAGCGTATTAGAGGAATTTTATAATGCCAGAGACAAACTTACAGATTAAACAAGTTGTTGTATGGTCGCAGCCAAACTGCCCTGGGTGTGATACGGTTAAAAAATTATTAGATCAACTTGGTGTTCTATACCAAGTTAACGTAATAGATACGCCAGAAACTAAACAACTATTTTTTAGTACACTACCGGGTGCACGCAGTGTTCCACAAATTGTAGTAGATGGTAAATGGATTGGTGGACTACAGGAATTTAGAAGATTTTTAAATGATAACAATAAAGCACTTAAAATGGTCTAACTGTTTTAGTTACGGCAAAGATAATCAAATAAACTTTACTAGTGCTCCACTAATGCAATTAATTGGTAAAAACGGACACGGTAAAAGTTCTATAGCTCTTATACTTGAAGAAGTTCTATATAATAAGAATAGCAAAGGTATTAAAAAAGCAGATATTTTAAACCGATATGTAAAAGATAACTGGTATAACGTAGAACTTGCACTAACAAAAGATAACGATGAGTATAGGATAGAAACAAAACGATCTGGTTCTCAGATTGTTAAGTTGTATAAGAATGGCAAAGATATAAGTGGGCATACTGCTACTACAACCTATAAAATTATTGAAGACATTATAGGTATTGATCACAAAACTTTTACGCAAGTAGTTTACCAAAGTGGTGCAAATAGTCTAGAGTTTCTAACTAGTGCGGATACGGCTCGTAAAAAGTTTTTAATTGAACTCCTAAACTTAACTAGGTACACAGAAACTGGTGATCAATTTAAACGCCTACACCAAGATCTAGGAGTACTAGTAGCCAGTGCAGAATCTAAGTTGCGAACAATTCAAGACTGGATTGATAAGTATAACAAACAAAATTTAGAACAAAAACCACTTCTACCAGTTCCTTCCCAGCCAGAAGATGATATAAGCCAATATGCTAGTATTCGAGAAACTATTAGTACTATAAGTGCTAAAAATAAAAAGATTTCTCAGAACAATACATATAAAACAGTTCAAGGTAAATTAAAACTGTTACCTGTACCAGAAAAACCTACAGAAACTATTAGCGAATATATAACTAAACGTGCTGAACATGATAAAACTGCACAAGATGCTCAACAGTTTATTCGTAAACTAACTAATCTATCAGATTCTTGTCCTACTTGTTTACAAGCAATTAACAGAGAAAAAACTCAACAATTGCTTAATGAATATGAACAAATCGTTACAACTAGTAAAGAGTTTAGCCAACAAGTAAACACAAAAATTCAAGATATTGAAAACAGATTAAAACTGTGGAAAGAAGCTATAGAAGCTCAGGCAGAATGGGAAAAATACTATCAACTAATTGATAATGATTTACCCAATGAACTCTTAGATGAAAAAATTCTACAAAAACAGCTAGATGAGTTGCAAAAATCCATACAACAAGCTAAAACTGCAATTCAAACTATTGAGCTAGAAAATCAAGCACGACAACAGCATAACAGTAAAGCAGAACTTTTAAAGTCTCAGCTTGCTGATATGCAAGAAGATTTAACTACTTGGCAAGCTAATCTTGCAGGTTTACAAAGCCGCCTAAATATACTAGCGATTCTAGTAAAAACATTTAGTACAACTGGTTTAGTAGCTTATAAAATAGAAAACTTAGTAAAAGATCTAGAGGTACTAACCAATCAATATTTAGCTGAATTAAGTAGTGGAAGATTTCAACTTGCGTTTGAGATTAGTGGTAATGACAAACTTAATGTTATTATTGTAGACAATGGTAATAACATTGATATACAAGCATTAAGCGGCGGAGAGCGTGCCAGAGTTAATGTAGCTACACTGCTTGCTATTCGTAAGCTAATGCAGAGTTTATCTCAAAATCGAGTAAACTTACTAATCTTAGATGAAACTGTAGAAGCTCTAGACCTAGACGGAAAAGAAAAACTTGTAGAAATCTTACTACGTGAAGAAAACTTAAATACACTACTAGTATCACACGGATTTACCCATCCCCTGTTAGAAAAGATTACAGTTGTTAAGAAACAAAATATCTCTAAGATAGAGGACTAAATGTTAGAAACTATATGTGACATATTTCAAGAAGGGTACAGACGCGGCTGGGTAACTACTCGTGATGGTAATGCTAGTATTAGGTATCGTGAGCAAAAATACTTTTATGTAACTCCTAGTGGTGTTCGTAAGCAAACACTTCAACCAGATCAGTTTAAAAAGCTAAATATTGTTAGTGGAATACATAGCGGAATAGTAGGGCCAGATATGTATTGGAAAGACTGGAAAGAGGCGGAACATACTCCTATAAGTAAAAACTTAAAACCTAGCGGCGAAATTCCTATGCACTTTGCTCTACAAAAGGAAATTAACACAGATACCAGAGTTGTTCTGCACTTACATCCTACATATACAACTGCAGCTATGTATAAGGGAATTGACTTAACAACTTTATCTAATGAGTTCCCTGAATTAAGTAGGTATACTAAAGTTGGAAAAACTGTTCCAGCATTTTTACCACTAACTCAAGAATTAGCTGATGCGTGTGTTCGAAATCTTGAACTTGAACTAGACGGCTCATTAGGGTATAATATAGTAGGAATGGACAGGCACGGCGTTGTAGCTGTAGATACCAGTCCTTGGCGTGCTTTTGAACATATTGAAAGGTTAGAGCATATATGTAAAATTATTTTACATGGAGCTACATAGTGAAGCCCAAACGCTCAAAGATTGTAAAAGGCAAGCATACCACATTTGTTTATCACGCTGGTGGTAAACTAGACATGATAACTGATTGGAATGCCCTAGCCCTAGAAATAAATCAAGCCATAGATAACTGGAAAAATCCTAAGCCCGTGGGTGTAGTTCCAAAAATTCGTCGTGGTAGATAGCCGACAAAAGGGCGCTAGAACAGAAACCAAAGTAAAAGAATTTTTACGAGAACATACCCAGTTAAAGTGGGAACGAGTTCCAGGTTCTGGTGCCCTAAATGAAAAACATGGCCTAAAAGGTGACTTATATATTCCGGGCGAAAAGAATATATACTGCGTAGAAGTAAAAGGCTATGCAGACGATCATCTTACTAGCCATATATTAACTAGTAAAAGTCCTACGCTTCTAGACTGGTGGCAGCAAACACTACGAGAAAGTGGTCAAGTCGGTAAACAACCACTACTATTCTTTAAGTTTGATCGTAGTAAAATATTTGTAGCCTTTCAAGATATACCTAATGACCTATATCCTTATGTGTATATAAACAGAGACGAGTATAAGTTTTTTGTTGCACTAGCAGAAGATTGGATAACAAATGAAAATATTGAGTTTATCAAAACCTAGGATTGTCTATGATTAATAAATTAGTTGGAATTATTCTTGCTACAGCCTCTATTTCAGTTGCAGCTCAAACAATTACAGCAGCAGGAGCTACTTTTCCTTATCCAATATACGCTAAATGGGCTGAAGCCTATCAAAAAGAGACTAAAATTGGATTAAATTATCAAAGTATTGGCAGTTCTGGCGGTATTCGTCAAATTAATAATAAAACAGTAACATTTGGAGCTACAGATGCTCCGGTTAAGGGTGAAGACCTAGATAAACTGGGACAAGTTCAATTTCCTGCAATTATAGGTGGAACAGTTCCTATTATTAATCTTGACGGATTCCAACCCGGTGAGCTTGTTATTACCGGACCCGTACTGGCTGAAGTTTTCATGGGTACGATTACAAAGTGGAATGACCCTAAACTTCAGCAACTTAATCCAGCCAAAAAATTACCAGATATGGCTATTACCGTAGTACACAGAGCTGATGGATCGGGAACTACTTTTAATTTTACTGATTACTTGAGCACAGTAAGCCCAGACTGGATGAGTCGTGTAGGACGTGGCGCAGCAGTAAAATGGCCTGCTAGTAGCAGTGTAGGTGGCAAAGGTAATGAAGGCGTGGCTGCTAATGTGCGTAGGGTACGTGGTTCTGTGGGATATGTAGAGTATGCCTATGTTAAGAAAAATAACATGACCTACATGAAACTACAAAACAAGGACGGTATATTTGTTAATCCTGATGATACTACTTTTGCTGCCGCTGCGGCTGGTGCAGATTGGTTTAGTGTACCCGGTATGGGTCTAAGTATTGTTGATCAACCGGGTAAGAATACTTGGCCAATTAGTACTGCTAGTTTTATTATCATGTACAAAGATCCACAAGATAAAAAATCCAGCCAAGAAGCTATTAAGTTTTTTGATTGGGCATTTAAACACGGTGCTAAAATGAGTGAAGAACTTGATTATGTACACCTTCCAGAGACACTACAAGCTCAAATTAGAACCCGTGTTTGGAGTCAGATTAAGCACTAAATATGAGTAAATCATTTCAACAAGTAAGTGAATTAGAAAATACCTTAATGGTAGTGGATGCACTAAACTTAGCATTTCGCTGGAAACACAATGGCGCAACAGACTTTTATGAAGATTACTTGCGTACAATAGATAGTCTTAAAAAGAGTTACAAAGCTCGCTGGGTTATTGTGGCTGCGGATCAAGGTTCAAGCAGCTATCGTAAACAGATTTATCCTGAATATAAGCAAAACCGAAAAGATAAATTTGCTGAGCAAACTGAAGCAGAACGTGCAGCTTTTGAGCGATTTTTTGAAGACTACCAGCACACACTAGACTGGATTCGTACTCAGACTACATACCCGGTTGTTCAGTTTCCACAAACTGAGGCTGATGATATAGCCGCTTACATAACTCAACAGGTCAAAAACTATCCAGTTACCCATACTTGGCTAATCAGTAGCGATAAAGATTGGGATCTACTAGTGGGTGAAGATACTAGTAGATTTAGTTATGTAACACGCAAAGAAGTTACAGCTAATAATTGGCACACTCACTACGACTTTACACAAGATCAATACATTAGTATTAAATGCCTAATGGGTGATACTGGAGATAATGTTCGCGGAGTAGAAGGCATCGGCCCTAAACGTGCTCATCAACTTGTGGAAGAATGGGGCACTGCTCTTGACATAGTTGCAAATCTACCTATCTCCAGCAAACTAAAATACGTTAAAACACTTAATGATAGTGCAGATACTATCATGCTAAACTATCAACTTATGGACTTAGTTACATACTGTGCAGATGCACTAGGTTCTAATACCCGACAAATAGACACCATCCTACAAGAGTATATTAAATGATGATAACAAATGGCGCAACACTAACAGGAACAACTAATATAGCAGGATTTTATGCTAGTACACTTAATATTCAATGTTTACGACTAACGGCAGATGCAGAGCTACCTAAACGTCAGCACCCCACAGATGCAGGAGCCGATCTGTGTAGTGCGGAAACTATTGATCTTTATCCTGAAGAAACCAAAGCTGTTGGTACAGGTATAGCAGTCAAAATTCCAGTAGGCTTTGTCGGGTTAATCTTTAACAGATCCAGTCAAGGAAAAAGGGGAATCATACTGCCTAATAGCGTAGGCGTTATAGACAGTGATTACCGTGGCGAACTAAAAGTTCTGTTAAAAAATATTTCAGGCGACCTATATAAAATTTCACAAGGCGACAGAATTGCCCAGCTAGTAATAGTACCAATTCAATTAGCCACATTTACAGACTGCTGGAATGATACCCAACGAGGTACAGGTGGCTTTGGCAGCACAGGAACATAGAGGAGTAACATGACAAGCACACGAGCACAAGTAATTACACGCAGAACTTATAACAGACCCATCAGTGATGATGGCAAACAATTTGAAACTTGGCAAGATACTGTTAGCCGAGTAATCTCACATCAGGCATGGTTGTGGGAACGTGCTGCCGGTAGGCAGCTGCTTCCCAATGAGTACGCAGAACTAAATCGCCTAGAACAACTTATGCTTGAGCGTAAAGTTTCTATGAGCGGTCGTACCTTATGGCTAGGCGGCACACAAGTAGCTAAAAATCGTGAAGCATCACAGTTTAATTGTAGCTTTACAGAGGTTGAAACTGTATATGACGTAGTAGATGTACTATGGCTACTTTTACAAGGTTGCGGCGTAGGATTTAAGCCTATTATAGGCACACTAAATGGATTCTCAAAACCTATTCAAAATATCGAAGTGGTACGATCACAGCGTACTGAAAAAGGTGGCTGTGAACATAATGTAGAAACTTGGGACCCGCAAACAAAAACTTGGCGTATTCAGGTTGGCGATAGTGCAGAAGCATGGGCTAAAAGCATTGGTAAACTAATGGCAGGAAAATATCCTGCTGATACTCTTGTTCTAGACTTCAGTCAACTGCGTCCTGCTGGTGAAAGGTTAAAAGGCTATGGATGGATTAGTTCGGGTGACTCGGCTATCAGTACTGCTTATGTTGCTATCGCCCGTATCCTTAATGGACGGGCAGATTCACTACTCACCAGAATGGATATCATGGATATTGTTAATTGGCTTGGTACCATTCTGTCTAGTCGCCGAAGTGCTGAGATTGCGCTTTTCGACTACGGCCAACCGGAGTGGCAAGAATTTGCAGTAGCTAAAAAAGACTGGTGGTTGCATGGCAATGCACATCGTCAGCAAAGTAACAATAGTCTAGTGTTTAATGAAAAGCCTACCTACGAGCAACTAAGCGAAATCTTTGCAATTATGCAAGAAGCTGGCGGAAGTGAGCCAGGGTTTATTAATGCACAAGAAGCACGTCGTCGTGCACCTTGGTATAAGGGAGCAAATCCTTGTGTTGAGATTCTACTCGGAAACAAATCATTCTGTAATCTTACAGAAACAGATATTGGAAAGTTTAAGGGAAATACCGCAGGACTTCACGAAGCTATACGGCTTGCCGCCCGAGCTAATTACCGTCAAACCTGTGTTAACCTCAAAGACGGTATCCTTCAAGAAGCATGGCATCTCAACAATTACTTCTTGCGACTGTGTGGTGTAGGCCTAACTGGTATTGCTAAGCGTCCAGACATGACTGGTTACGATTATGAATACCTAAAACGTACAGCTACTAGTGCAGCAATTGGTATGGCTGATGAGCTAGGCTTACCACGTCCCAAGAATATTACTTGTGTTAAGCCTAGTGGCACGTTATCGAAAATTATGGATACCACTGAGGGAGTTCATAAGCCTCTAGGCAAGTACATTTTCAACAATGTACAGTTTAGCAAGTACGATCCAGTTGTAGATAAATTGCGTGAAGCAAACTACCGAGTATTTAATCATCCCACAGACGATACCGGTGTTCTAGTAACCTTTCCAGTAGAGTGGTCGGATGTTCCATTCCACAAACAAGATGGCAAAGAAGTTAACCTAGAAACTGCTATTGACCAACTTGAACGATATAAACTAATTCAAACTTCGTGGACTCAGCAAAATACCTCAGTAACTATTAGCTACGAGCCGCATGAAGTTCCACAAATTGTAGATTGGTTAATGAATAATTGGGACTGCTATGTTGGAGTTTCATTTATTTATAGAAGTGATCCTACAAAAACAGCCAAAGATCTTGGCTACCTATACCTACCACAAGAAGTTGTCGACGAATATACGTTTCGCACATATGTTCAAGACCTAAAAGCCGTCAATATAGATAGTGCCAATAGTTTTGACGCAATCTTAGATGACGAATGTTTAACCGGCGCATGCCCAGTAAAGTAATATTTAAATATGAATAATGATCCTATCTTAACACTTACACTTAGCGTAAACGAAATTAATGCACTCTTAGCAGGCTTACAAGAATTGCCTGCTAAAGTTTGCAATCCTCTAAGTCAAAAGATCCAAAAAGAAGCACAAGAACAACTACAAGCACTTCAGCCTCCACCTGAAACGCCTGCTAGTTAAACAAAAAGCCCCGTTACTGTAAAGTAACGGGGCTTTTTGTTATCTGGGTGAATCGTCAGTGTCTTGGTCACTATCCTCATCATCCATATCATCCGAACTATCTTCATCACTATCGTATAAGGTACTAACTATTTCTACTAGTATGTCGCGATAAGGTTGGTCTACGTCTGGTAAGTCTTGTAAGTATACATCAACATGACCATTACGTAGTAGTTCTGCGTGGTACATAAACTGACCAAAGGCTTCTACTTCTTCTGAGATACTTTCGTTAGCATAGTCTTCAATTGCTTCGGCTACAATGTCTAGATATTCCTGCTTTACATATGCTTTTACTGTTAGGCTTAGTAATTTAAGAGCTTTGCCTTCGCGTTCACGCATAATTTGATTGCGTTTAGCCTTGCTCCACGAATAACCACCATCGCCTCCCCAGAGATCCCAAGCTACTCTACCCTTACTAGGAAAACCTTCTTCGCCGCTACGAAAACCTGTAGCCCTTTTGTCTACTTCATGACGAGAAAAAAAGCTGTACATTCGTAGGACAGTTGAAGCGCTTAGTGGATCACGATCCTTTAATTGATTAGCTCTGGCTAAACCTACTAGGGTACCACCAGGCTTACCTTCGTCTTTCCACTTTAGGGCACGACGAGCTGCCGATGCCATGCCACTAGTGGGTTTGTAAGTTTTTGCCATTTTAATCCTTATATGCTAAAATTATTTGTTTACACATTTTGCTACGAACTATATCTTGATCTAAAAATCTAATTACTTCAATACCTTCAATACCTTCTAGCCGTTTTATAGCGTCCTCTAGTCCTGAATTATTTAAGTCTCGCTGATCTGGGTCACCGCTTAAAATTACTTTACAATTTTTACCTATGCGTGATAAGAGCATTTTTAGTTCAGTTTTAGTTAAGTTTTGCGCTTCATCGACTAAAACTATTGCATTATCAAATGTTGCTCCACGCATAAATCCTATAGGCCGGGGTTCTATATCTTTATTTTTAAGTGCATATTCATAGAATCCTTTACCTAAAGATCGTTGAAACACGTTGTCAAATGGTTCTAAGTATGGGGCATACTTTTCCTCTAATTCACCTGGTAAAAATCCTAAGCCGCGGCCAGTTTCTACATTTGGACGGGTTAGTATAATTTTATTTATGCGTCTATGAAAAAGCTCTCCTGCAGCATAGCTAGCAGCTACAAATGTTTTACCTGTACCTGCACTGCCTACTCCAAAAACTACCTCATTTTGTTTTATAGCATTTAAGTATTGTTCTTGTATAAAATTAAGAGGTTTTACATCTCTAAATCCATACTCAATTGGGTTTGATTGAGTATTGGTTTGTTGTTTACGAGCTTTTTTACCTGATCTAGTTGCCATTGATTCGACCCTGTTAAGAAGTTAAGGTTAAACACTTAGATTACTTTTTTGTGTCTGGTTTTACCTCACTAGGCTTTTGAGCCCCTTCTAGTTTCTTATGGATCTTTATAGTTTTACAAACTTCTTGCTCTTTACCTTTGCTATCCTTTTGGATCTCACAGACCCGTTTTGTTTCGGGTTCAGCTGCCACATAGCCTGTAGCAAACAACGAAATTAATACCGCTAAAATATATTTCATGATTAGTCCTTTTTGTGTGGGCTAAACTTTTCAGTAACAATTACACCTAAACCTACTAATACTATGTACATCATACTATCGTATAGTGTTCCGTCTACCTTATACCCAAAAAATAAATTAGCTACAAAACCTAGGCTACATAGCATAAAAGCTAAAAATGTTATTACACGTTTGCTGCTTAGGCTGCCATCTACTCCATCTTGTAGTAGTGATTTAAGCATTTAAATCTCCGGGTGTGGTGCTTGTGGAGGCTTAGGTTTTCCGCCGTATCCCGCTTCTGGCTGACCACTAGCAAACAGTACTGGCTCTTGTCTGACGTGCTGCGGTTTAGGTTCTGGTGTACGTATAGCCTCAATAGTAGCTTTAAATCCATCTTGTTGTTGTTTTTGTGCTTGAAGCATTACTTCTTGATCTTCTTTTTTAGCTCCTGCAAGCATAATACCACTAAGTGTACCAGTTAAAAATGTTGCTATAGGTACAATAAGTTCAAAGAACTTTTGATCAATTGGACTCATAGCATTAAGTGGCTGTGTAACAAATATTATACTGTATAAAACTACAAATACAATGCCTGTTAGTGTAAGTGCTAGACAAACTCCTATAAAGAATTTAAGTCTAGCCATTAGTTGTTCTTCGGTATAAATTAAAGTCTCCTTATTTTGCACCTTTAGCTCCTCCTTTATCTGGTTGACACTGTTGACAAGTTTGAGTCATTGGTTCTTGCCGGGTCTCTGGCGGCCCTAGTCTAGGATCTCGCTGCCCTTTAAATATATGCTCTGGACAAGTACGAGTAACATCGCATAGTGGTTTCTGACACTGCTTAGTTTCCCAGTTTTGAGGATCTTGACAAGGATATCTAAACCTATCGCTACCAAAAGCAGCTAGTGCAACAGGTAGTGCAAGTAAAATTAACAAGAATAGAAATAGTTTTTTATCACTAATCACCGTTAGCCTCCTAGTATGTGTAAGGCGTGCTCGTAGTGTTTTTTACGATCTTCTATGCCTATTGTACCACCATTAATTCGTTTTGTCAAGGTTAAAATATCCCCTTGGTCTGCCCAACGATTTAAGCTATTAGTTTCCCAAAACCAGCACGCACTTTGAGCAGCTCCTTCAAAGGTTTCTAGGTAATCTGCTGCTTCTTCTGGTTTGATTTCTATGCTGTGAGCAAACCAAGTATAATTATCTTTACCAGTTAGCTGAATAAGTCCTCGGCCACGGTATCGCCATCCATCACCTGAAGCCTCATCGCCATTACCCATACGATTAGCATATACACGGTTAGCTATTGCCTCTTGCTTATTGGGTTTACCAGCATACTGTTGTGCTAGTTCATCCGTAGGAAAGTATTTAGAAAATACTTTGCGTAAGCTTTGCCAACGATAGTTAAGATTTTCTTGTAAGACTGTAAACTCAGCCGACTCATGTGCACACTGTGCAATCCAAGCTGCTTGACGTAGTGGAGTGTTAATTTCGTAATCTGGAAATAGCTGATTAATAACTTGTAACCAATAGCTTGTATATTTATTTCGTGGTATTAATTTTTGTAATTGTTCTAAGGTTAAGGTCATTTTATGTCCTCAAATAATTTACGTTGAGTTTTGTACCACTCCTGCCACATACTAGATTTTAAGCTACAATCATGGTAAAGGTGATAATTTTCTGTAACCGTTTTAGCTACATCACTAAGTTTAGCATTTTGTTCTAGTGGTTTTAAAGATCTGCAAGGCTCTAGTAATACCTGTGGTGCTTCTGGAAATTTGGGTTTTAGTGGAACAGGAGTGCTACAGCCTACTAACGCTAGTGATAATACTATTACTATCGATTTCATTGTATTTTTTCCGCCGCACGATTATGTGCGTCTACAAATGGTTGTGGAATTTCACACCGAGTATCATACTTAACTACTTCTCGGTCAACATACTGTACTATATTTTGACCGCGTTCGCGTACTATTTTCTGTTGCACAACTACTTTTTCTACTATCTTAATATTTTCTTTTGCCCCTTCAGCCTCAGCTTGTGCTAGTTTAACTTCTAGTTCTTTTATCCTAGCCTGCCAAGCACGTTCATTAGCTATAGAGCCCAGCATATAAACTCCGATAACTACAAGTATAATAGACCCAATTTGTAGTGGAGTTTTGTACACATGAATTATGGGTAGTGGAATAAACTTAAGTAAATAAGTTACCACTAGTCCAAATAATCCTAAGGCTAGTACCATATAAAATAGCCACCAAGGTAGCCATTGAAGAATCCACATTGCGTCTCCTACCATCGGCCTGCTTCGCGGCCAATATCAAATAACCATACAAAAAATTTAATTGCAATAGTAAGTGTTATAACTAGTAAGGTTCCCCAGAATAGGTTTTCAATAAACCGTTTTCTACGGCGAGCTTGATCACGAATCATACGCTCACGGCGCTCACGAATTTCACGACGTAGCTGATTAAACTGACTATAGCCCTCTGCTCCTAGGTGTTGAAGTTCACCATAATAAAACATATGATATATTTCAGCTTCCATTTCTCGCAATTTTTGCTGTGCTATAATTATATCAAAGGCTTCTGCTGTTGCGGTTTTACCAAATCCTATTTTTTCAAACAAGCCAGGTTTTTGCTCACCCGTATCCGTTTTATTATCATTGATTAGTTGTTGAAGTTGCCCTGCAGCATCCGCCCACTTACTTAATTGACGGTATACTCCCTCGACTTCTTGACCTACTTTTACAGCAGCTTTTAGGCCATTAAATGCAGCTGTTACCGTACCCATTAGCGTTAGCGGATCCATACTACTCCCCTTAATTAGCAAGAGGATTATCTAGTGCCTTTTTAATCTTGTCATCTACCTCACGCCGAATAGCTCGTAGTTCACCGTTAGTATCACGTTCAATTCTGTTTACACGTTCATTTACGGTTTGTACAGTTGCATCAACTTGTTTTTGCATTTCACGAACACTGGTATCAGCACTACGACGTATTTCTTTTATTTCTGTATCTACTTGTCGTCGTATTTCTTTAACATCGTCATCAACTTGTCTACGAATACTAGCCACTTCTTTTTCGGTTTCACGCTGAGCAACTTTAGATCCCCGCTCTACACCTTCTAAGACAGTTTCTGTGCGACGAATATCGCCTTTTAGATTTTGATTAATATCACGAGTATAGCCTACTACTTTTTCACTATTTTCTTCTAGTTTAATTATGCGAGCCTCATATTCACTAAAGTCGGGTGCAACATAGCTTGCAATCTTTTTCTTCATATTTTCGTAGTCTTTGTAGGCTTCAAAAACTCCATACATGCCGCCGACTACACTACTTATAATACCGGCCGCAATCATTAGCTTTGCAGGTGTAAAACTGTACCCGCCTATACTAATCACAGTATCTTTACTAGCGTACTTTTTTAGGGCAGCTTCTGCAGCTTCTACCTTTTTGTTAATGTCAACATTACTTTCTGTATTGCTCATCAATCATCTCCTGGTGAAGCCGGTCGCTGCGCTGTGAAAGTGCGCGCTGAGCACGCGGATTATCTGGTAGTGTACGATTACGATAAATTTCCTTGCTAGTATAAAATACAGCGTCTGGTAGGTTAACTTGTTGATACTGATCAAACCCCGGTACTGTACCCATTTGTGCAACTTGTTGTGCTTGTTGCTGCTGCTGGGGGTCTTGCCGAGCGCGCTCCGCGCGCTGGGTTTGAGCGGCTTGGGTTCGACGTTGCTGCTGTGCTGTAGGTTGAGGTGTAATACCGGATACAGTTAAACCTGTACCAAGTTGTGGGTTTATATTAATTTGAGAAGTAGGACTGGTGGTACTAGTAATACTTGGTACAGTAATTGCTTGCTGCGCTTGAGGGTCCCCTATTAATACAGTTTCTGCTAGTTTGCTAGTATCGGTTAAAGAATTTGATTGACTAGGGCTAAGAGTAGGAGTAGTATAATTGGTACACTGTGGACTACTCTGCGAATTAGATTTACACGCATCTGTTACCTGTTTTTCTTTAAAAGCGTTTGCATATCCTGAACAACCAGAATTGTATAGAGGATTTGCTGTGCATTGTTGATTGAAGTATGCCTGCGGGTACAGTAAACAGGCCGTAGAAAAAAGGGGGTTAGAAGCACATTGTTGATTTAGATATGCTGATTCGTATCCGGGACACTCAGGAGAAAACAAAACATTCACTGAGCATTGTTGACTACGATATGCTTGTGCATACCCCTGACAATTTGGACTGTATATAGAATTAATATTGCATTGAGATTGAAAATATGCTTGTTGATAGTTTGGACAGGTTGATGCATAAAGTGGATTCACAGCGCACTCATCAACCACATACATTGCATTTAAAGAAACATTTTTAATCTGCGGTCCATAATAACCCGCCCAATACCTATCATCTTTTCCATTAAAACTTACATCAAACCTATCAACAAAATCTAAATTAAATGGACTGCCATAATTTCTTTTACCACTTACAGTTTCCCATCCATTTGTTTGATTAAGTGTATAGTTGTCTTTTTGTTTACTGAATCCAAATTGATCTTTTAGATCAACAGAAAAAGAAACAAATCCTCTATTAAATTCACTATTCATGTATTGAAAAGAATAGTTGTATCCATAAAGTCTTAGATGAGTACCTTGTAGAGCTTCACGTAATCTTATTTCTTGGTTAACAATTTGCTGTGTATAACCAAATAGTATTGTTTGTGTTTGAGGATTATAGGCTGCGCGATTTCCTCCAGATGTTCCTCCTGGAGTATAATTACCTGTAACAGTATTTGCCCAGCTATTTTGAATTAGATTGGGTGTTGTATGTATATCCTGAGCACTACAGGAGAATGAGAAGAATAGCCAGGACGCCAAGCCCAGCACTAACTTTTTGCCAGAAACTTGCATTGTTACTCTCCTTTACGGATTCAGGTTTTCGTGTTGGATTGGTGTCCCATATTCTCTTAGCTTCTTCGCCGATCTTACCATCCACTGGACAAGGTGTTCCAGCATTCATCATGGCAGTAAATACTCGATCATCTTGGCATAGTGTGGATACCGCTGCAACCTTCATGCCCATGTCATAAAGATTCTTTGCAAGCTTAATACGTTCACAGTTCATATCCCGAACAGTACTACCACCACTAATACCTAAGATTTGAGTTTGTACTGCTCCTGACACACCAACAGTACAAAGATCATTGTTAATTACAGTAATACCTGGACTAATAGCACTAGGTGGGGGCGATTTAACTGTAGTTTCATTTACGCTAGTACTAGTCGAATTAGATTGACTATTACTTGTTGATTCTGAAATAATCCTGTCTGTTGTTTGGGCAAGGGCAAGGCTTGAAATCAAAAATAATAGCCAAACTAATTGTCGCATAGTAACCTCTACGTATTATGGATTAATAGGTGCGGGTGGTGCAGTAGTAGGTGTAGGTGCAGGAGCCCAAGGTAGTGTAGCTTCAGTTACTGGAGTTAATTTATCATCAATCTGTTTTTGAATTTGAGCATTAACGTGTTCTTCGTAACCGCCAACGACTACAGCTTTAATCCATTCTAAAACCATTTCTTCCGTAAGTTGGTCAAAAGGAATAAATGTATATCCTTCAGGCATTCCTACTGTAGTAAAAGGTGTTGCACCTGAAAATGTTCCTGTATTTCCATTTTCATCAGTACCAGTTTTTGTCCAGTATGTTTGAACAATAGCATTTTGATTTGAACCTTCAGTTTTAGTTTTTGCTGAAGTTACTTTCCATGTATAAGTAATTGCCATTATTTTCTCCTAAAATGTTGGCGCTTGTTTTGCTAGTAGTTATCTTACTAGCATTTTTAACTTGTTGATTTCTGACTGTTATTATTTGATGGGCGTAACTAAGAGGTTACCATAGTAATTCCTTATTATACGGGTTGGGTTGGCCATTCTACTGACCAAGGAAAGTTTGATTGTGTGGTAATATTTCTAAGAGCTTGTCTATACGTTGCCCATGTTTGTTTATCTACAGGGGTGTCTGCTACTTGTGTCCAATCTGTGCTTGAAAGTAGTTCATTTCTCCGTTTTCTTATGTCGTATGCAGCAGCATCAAATCTAGTTTGAATGTGTTCTGGAAGTGCATCAACTACACTCCAAACCCTTGTCCAAGTTCCGTTTTGTAGAGTTGGTTGTAGTTCAACTAATTCTTTAGTATGATCAATCTGTGGCATTACGCTTTCTGCTACCCTAAAAATACCTCTACTATTCAGAGAATCTTCTTCTACAGGAATAGTAAACGATGTATTAGGAAAATCTACTCTTAAATCGTACAGATTATAAGGGTATTTCTCAATTTCACCATTACTATTTAATTTTACATATATCATTAGTTTTCCTTAATTAGTAGTCTGTACCTGCCATATAGTATCCAGTATATATAGTCCATGCGGTACCGCCCGAAGCATTGCCTACAAAAACATAGCTTTGATTTGCTGAAAAGTATCCTGCAGGAGAGGGTGTAGCTAGATAAGAGTTTGTAGTAGCTATGCCAGATGCACCACTCGTTCTATTATGATTACCAAATAATACTTCTAGTACAGGTACTCCGCCTGTTTTTGCGCTATTAAAAAAAGTAGCTTCATATACAATACCAGGTGAACCAATAGTACCGCTAGTACTACCATTTCCTTCATATCTAATTCTTGTATAATCAGTTCCAGATTGAATCATTGAAACTTGTTGATATGAATTATCGGCAGCTCCTAAGTGAATTTTATGTAGAGCAGGATTACTTGCACTTAAACTACTAAAAACAGTTGAACCACTGCCAAAAGTAATATAAGTATTTGAACCGATATAGGCTGTTGTAAAACTATTTAGATTAAGTGCAAAGCTTGGTATAGTAACACTAACAAAACTATCATCAACATTTCCATATGATAAACCTGTCCAACCACTAGGAGGATAATTAGGATGTCCACCAGCACCTAGGGTTGGCGCTTTAGTTCCGGCTGTTAGTGTATACCCTCTGGGTTGACCACTAGCCATAAAATTATTAAAACTAATTGTATCCATTTTAATTATCGTAGTTAGTTAAATAAGAACCACGCCATCTACTTCCAGCATCATCTGTAACAAACATAAATAAGTGAGTTTTACCTGTTGTTAAGGAAGGAGCAGTGTTACCCGGCCATTTTACAGTTGAAGGCCAAGTAATAGTACCACTAGTGTGTGTTACTTCAAGTGTAAATGAGTATGCAAGAGTATATCCACTTAAACTAGTTACATTACTAAATGTAAATGTACTATTACCAGCAATTGTTTTTGTAAAGTAGTTGCCTTGCCTACAATCAATATCTAGTGCTCCAGGAGTGATACCGTTATAATTAGCAGCTTTTAAATGAAAAACATAGTTTTCACCAACATATATATTAGAAGAACTACCTGCTGTTATAATTACACGATCTCCTGTACTACTACTAGCCTCTATGTTTAGATCTTGGGAGGTTTGTCTATTATAAGTAAAAATTTGAGTCAATACATCATTACCACCAGAATTCCTATCAGCAAAACGTATAAATGATCCAAATCTAGCTGCTGTTGGAGTTTGTGTTCTTCTAATAACAATGACAGGATATTCAAGAAAACTATTACTAGTATTTTCGATTAAAAATGTTGATTGAGTACGAGTACTACCAGACATATACATGGGTATGTCTGTTGCCGTTCCATATGCATTATCGCTAGGATCATTAGCAGTATTAACTCGTAGTTTAAGAAGTCTAGAAGTGCTTGCTGGATCTACATAATAAGCAGTATTATCACGATCATACATTAAGTTTGAATAAAAACTACCACTCTCTACTCGAGTATGTTCGTCACCTTTATTAATCGAGAATCTTATTGTTTCAAGACCTTCATTGTTGTAGAATCTAATACCACCATAGCCAGGTTGAGCACCCATGCGAATACCGGTGTGCCAACGTAAATCGAGCTTGGTATATGTGCCACCATAGTTTTCAAAGTTAGTACCAATATAGTAACTGCCAGCCGCGTTATCATCGCCGCCACCAAACATAAGGCGAATACCATCAACGCTACTATAAGGGTTAAGACCATTGTAACCGCCTATAGTGACTCGTCTATAATTTGTTGGATGAAGATTTATTGTCCAATTACCCGTGCTATCTAATAAACCAAATCCAGCACTGTCCCAATAAATAGATCCTTTTCTTCCGGTTGAGCTATTTTGAGTGCTGTTAAACTGGTCATAAAATATTAATCCGCCAACTGAAACACTACCATTATCTGGATTAATGTGCCAGTAATTAGCACCTGCAGAATAAAAATGCGAATCAGTTGCAGTATTGTATAAACCAGTCGCAGAATTTTGATTTCTAAACCAACCATAGTTGTATATCTGATTAGGAAATACATCATTGAGTCTGCTGCTGCCGTTAGGATCGCAGTAGTAATTGGTGTCGTTTTGATCGTAAACAATAGGCGTGCGTACATCTGTGTATGCTTGTAGAATACCATCAACCTGTAACGCTGTAGGTGTTCTAAAGTTTCTTAAGTCGCTAGTTATATTTGTAAATGACTCTGTTGTGGTTTGAGCTACGCTGTATGATCCACCAAGATCCATTGCATTGTTATAAAACGAAGCATTATGAATTTTTCTTAATCTTACAGTACCGTAGTTCCACTCTGATCCAGAAGTTCCAATGACTACACAATACTGACCGTCTTTAAATCCTAGTCTTACTTGTTTGTCAATGAACCCAACTACATTACAAGAATTATTATACCAAGCACTATTCCAATTATGTCCGCCGACTATGATTGTAGCAGTGCGAGGAGAATTGTACTCGTAATAATCAAATACCATGTGTACCATACCATAGTTACCGCTACCACCTGGTAACTTGAATATGATCATACCAGTACTACTTCCACTCGAAGACCACTCTACGTTAGGGAAAGCATGATTTTCGCCTAGTTCAATTGCGCCTGCGATTTTTAATGAACTAGTAGTACTATTTGGATCTAGATAGTATGTGGTATCATTAGAGTCATAGAAAATCTGCGCTCTCATAGAGGAGCCATCTGCTACAGAATAATCATCTCCAACAACACGCAGTCTCCAACTAGCCCCACTGTTTAAAAATCCAATATTATTACTACTGTCTGCATACACATATCCACGAGACGTGCCTTGATGCCCGCCCGTTCTAAAAATAATACCAACATTAATGCCATTATTTCCAGCTAAGTTCCAGTAGTCGTTGCCAGTTGCATACCAGTGATTTCCATAAGACTCATTATACAAACCTTGTTGTCCGTAGTTTCTAAACCAGCCGCCAATATAAACTTGGCCAGCTATGTTTGCATTGTTGCCTGGATCGACATAGTAACCAGTGTTATTTATCTCATAGAATATTGGTGCGCGCATATCATCGCGAGCACGAATACTTCCTGAAACGGCTGCTAAGAAACCTCCATTTTCTAAAACTAGGAGGCCGTGTGTGTTTAGATTGCCGGCTGTTCCACCAGCATTTGGGTGTGACCAAGCTAGTCCATATAAGCTTCCAGTAGTAGTACCATCTGCAGGAAGTTTATACGAATCTCCCATTGCAAACACGCCTTGGTATCTATAAGAAGAATATACACCAACTATACCTTTACCGTAGTCGTCAAATACAATATTACGACCATAAGTAATTCTTGTGGCATCACGGGTGTCGTGGTAGTGAATTAAACTATCTGTTCCAGCATATCGGCTATAACGATATGCAGTATATTGGCTATCCCAATACCATCGGTCACCATACCAGCCACTACTATCTTCACCAAATCTGAATTCAGAAGTACCAGAATCGTGTGCTCCTAGGAATAGGCTTCGTTGAAACGAAGTGCTATTTGGGTCTAAATAGTAACTAGTATCATTAGAATCATAGAAGATTGGTGAACGCATGTCAACAGGAGCTGTAACGTTACCGCTAGTATTGATGGTTAAATATGGTGCTCCCCATCCAGTACTAGCATCTGTCCATCCACCATAATATGCTCTATGACCATGATTTTTAGTTATACGAAATGTGTCGTCACTGCCTGTTACAAATCCTACAGACCAAGAAGTATTTACCTGATTACTTGAAAATAAAATAGAAGGTCTATCTCCGGCTCCATCAATTCTATATTCTGCCACTACACCCCATGAATGGTTTCCGTGAAGATTTCTAAATAAGAATCCGGATCCGTTATTTGTTGCACTTACACGATTATCAAAGAAAGCTGCGTGTCCATTCACTGCGTTGTTGCTTCCAATAAAGTGTAGATTATATCCAGGAGTATGTGTTCCAGATCCACCTGAAACAGTCCAGTCGCCTTCAGATCCTATTCCGATGTAGCCGTTTGTTCCAACATGGAAGAATGAAGTACCATTATATCCAGAAATACCATTGTGAGGATTCCAGTCACCTGCAGAAGAATAACCCATTGACAACATAGTACCAGTACCATTAGTACCAATAACAAATTGATGCCCTGTGCCATTAGATGTAAACTGAATAGTTGGTCCATGCTGTGTGTTAGACGTAACAGTATGATTTAGTGATATTACCGGATACGCGCCATGTGCTTGAATAATTGCTCGTTGATTAGTATCTTGAAGAGAGTATTGTACAGCAGTAGCGCCAACAACTAATTCATTCCCGTAGATGCCAGTAGCTCCACCACTTATAGTCAAAAATCTAGATTGACGTGTTCCACCTGTACCATCAAAATAATAACCAGTATCATTTGAATCATAAAATATTGGTGCGCGATAACTATTGTTGGTTTGAACCGCAGTGGCATACTCAAGGATCCCACCTCTGTAATTTTCTAAAACTACATCACCATAACTATGGCGCAAATTAAATTGGGCAGGACTTCCAGCAGAAGTATTCTGCGATTGTAAAATAGCTTGTACATCATTTCTAAATAAATTTATGTACCCAGCTGTGCGAAAAGATAAATCGGCACCAGGGTCGACATAATAACCAGTATCATTATAATCATAGTATATCGGTGAACGCATCTGACTATCGGCGTCGACGCGTGTATTATAAGATGTATGTGCTCCAGAAGCAGAATCCCAAACACTATTTTGAGCTGATGAAGTTGGTGATACACTCTGACTATTAATACTGTAAGTACTTGATTGTGCAGTAGCACCTAAATTGCGACTAAAATAAAAGTAGTAGGTGCCACCACCGCGTAGCCATACAACTTCAGTACTACTATGTATCATTTGCGTAATACCACCACAAATAGTCAAATTAGTAAATCTTTCGTGGTATTGTTCTACCCTTCTCTTAACTTCAGTAGTTCCCCAGCTACTACCGTTAGTCCACCATCTTAGATTTAAAGTAAATCCGCTTGGGTGTGTAGCCCAAGATGGAACGTTAGAGTTTAAATTATTTTGAATCTCTATCCAGCATCCGCCAGTTGGAACTTGTATAGTTACAGGATAGTAATTGCTTGTGCTATATGTCGAAGTGTTCGACATGTCAACTGTTTGTGGTTTATACAGTTGTACATTGCCGTCATCAATAGTAATTGAGTTTAGTCTGGATGTGCTTGCTGGATCTGTATAGTATGCTGTATTATTTGAATCATAGAATATAGGTGCTCTAGATGAAGAAGAAGATGTTGTATCTCCACTGCTAATTGTAAATGACCAAGTCGATCCATATCCAACATTATTAAATTCATAGTAGTTAGCGTTAAAGTATCTACTGCTTCCTGATGTATAATCTCTCGATCCCCAGCTACCAGCTGATCCTGCAGTCCCCGCCATGTAAAGGAAGCCTGATACATGTGCATCACCACTAATACTTAATCTTACGTCTGGTGTGGCACCACCTAATCCAAGATTTACGAGTTTAGAATTTGAATTTGGATCTACATAGTATGCAGTATCATTAATATCATATAATCCTGGCATCCTTGGCCAAGTGTCAAAATAAAATGCCCCACTTGGTGCACTTAAATTAATATTACCATCACCAATTGGTGTTATCGTATTTAAATAAGTTCCAGAACCTACATTAATGTTCCCAATTCGCGAAGTGTTTAATCTCGATGTGCTAGCTGGATCTAAATAATAATTAGTATCATTAGCATCATAGAAAATTGGTGAACGAATTGATCCGTTGTAAACGTATCCTCCGTCATTAGCGCCTTGTGCCATTAACGTTAGCGGATGATTAGACATCGTTCCAATTTTGCCCACGCCTTGACCAGTGTGTGAATACATCGTAGTGATAATGCCATCACTATTGCTAACTACATCTAATCTCGCATGAGCAGAACCAACAAGATTCATTCTAGCATTCCAACTACCATCATTGCTGGAACTTACGTTTCCAGCAAAAATGTGAAGTAGTCTAGAGCCACTGTTTGGATCTAGATAATAATTAGTATCATCAAGGTCGTATATAAATGGAGCATACAGCGTAACGTGTGATCTAACATTATTATCCCACATTCCCGTCGAGAATAATAGTGTTTCTCCACCATCACCATGACCATTCATATCAGCATCAGTTGTCGGAGAATTATTATAGAATCGTGTTCCTCCGTAATTATAATAACCACCTATTCTAATTCCAGTATGGTGTCCAATGATATAGTCTTTATATGGATATGACCAACTACTATAGCCATTAGCTATATCCATACCCTGTGAATAATGGCCCCCACCAAATGAAGTTCCACCAGAACCAGATCCATGTTGTATTTTACCTGCATAAAGTTGAATTTCATTTGGAAGAATGCTATTTAACCTAGATGTACTTGCAGGATCTGTATAATATGCAGTATCGTTTGAATCATAGAAGATAGGAGATCTAAAATCACCAGATGCATATCCGGTACCGTTGATACTTACTCTGTGAGATGAATTGTGATTGTTTTCACCAAAATACCAATTTCCTGAAGTCGATAAAGACATTAAATAGTAACCAAGAGAATCGCTATATAAGCCAAATCCATTTCCTACACCATAGTTTGGCACGTGTCCGGCAATCCATCTCCAATCATTATTTCCTTGTATGTATAAGTTACCCGCTGTACTACCACCAGGTCCACCGCCAACTCTCAATTCAGCTAAACGGGATGTGTTATTCGGATCGACATAATAACCAGTGTCAGCAGAATCATAGAATATCGGTGCTCTTATATCAACAGAGTTTGTTGCTGAAGAACCAATAGGCATTGCATAATTAGTGTAGTTAGTTTCATCAAGTAAAATTTTCCAAGAAGTCCAAAGATTATTTGTTTGATTGATTGATCTAACTCTTAACCCTAATCCTCCATAGCTTGCACCATGTCCCATGAATAATTGAAAATTTCCACCCGGATCTACAGGAACACGTCCCATTACACTTAATACAACGCCGTATTGTGGCCACCCTTCAGCAGAAGAAACAAATGATGTCTCCACCCCGGAGTTATACCCAGATGGCAGGGTTGAGTTGCTCCATTGATATGCAGGGACTCTGTCAATCCACTTAGAGTATCCTGTAACGTTACCCGAAATAGCATTACTAACAGTTAAACCCGAAAGATTTGACGTACTTGCTGGATCTACATAATAACCAGTGTTATCTGAATCATAGAATATTGGTGCTCTCGCACTACCACTCATTTGTGTATATGCACCATAGATAAAATGATTAGCGCCTGCAGTAGTGCCAAAAGTAGCAAAAGTGTAGCCGTCGCTATTATTCCATAACTGGAGTCTGCCAGCTCCATCTGTGTTACTGGTATTATTGGAAATAAACCATAGATCTTTTCCAGATGCTGCTGTAGATTTAAGAGAAAGTTTTGGACCACCAGTGGAATTGTTTTGAATAATAAGCCCAGAAGAAGATTCTGTGCCATTTATAACAGCACTTGATGAACTCGCAAACAGATAAAATCCTGCTGCTGGATCTAAATAATAAGAAGTATTAGTAGCATCATAGTATAGTGTAGCGCGCATGTCACTCGCAGACTCAACTCTATTCGCAAAATACGTATATCCAGTATCCCAATAGTGTGTTATGCTATTGGTGCCTCCGGTAAATAGACGCCAATTAACTTTAGATCCTGAAGCATTACCTCCGTCGTTAAAATGAGGATAGTGATTTCCAGCAGAATCCCAAGGAAGAAAATAGAAGTGACCACCAAACTGATTCCCCGTTCCACTCAGTGTAACTGAATTACTTGTACTTGCACCTCTTGCAGTTACAGTTGCGAGTGTATCTGTTTCTGTATAACCGGTAATATAGCCTGGACCATTAGTAAGTTGGTTAAGATTTGTTAAGTTGCCAGCATGCCAAACCTGATTGCCATTAATTTCTAAGGATTTATTTAGCTGCCACTTGTCGCCACTGGACACATAGGTAAAGGTTGCACCTGCACCACCAATAGTAATACCTGCACCATCTGCAGCAGCTGCATTAGGGGCATCCGTAGCTAATTGTAGGTTTAGGTCATCAATAGCTACTGTGGTAGAGTTAATTGTAGTAGTTGTACCGTCTACTTGTAAATTACCACGAATTACTAGCGTACCTGTATTATCACCGATACCGGCAGGGTCAATATACATAGTAGCTGGGCCACGAAGCTCGCCACTAATGGTAACGTCTGAGGCCGAGACTGTGCCTGCAGTTACATTTCTGCTGCCGTCTACAAATTCTTGGGCACCTATTCTGATACCATCTTTTACTTTAAACATATCCTCGTCCCTATTTATCAGAGGTTATATCAATCTGCGAAACTTAAATGTGTACTGGTATGCCGCACTATTCGTAGTTGTTCCAGCTACCTGTAGCTTTAAATCGTCTGCGTTTTCACCAGGAGTTCTTTGAACTCTTAGGAATATTGTTCCACTATTTGGTGCGTGCCCTGCTCGGTGCAAGACAATTTCATCAGTTACTTCACTATTAGTATTGCCAGCAAACCAACTCATTACGCCAGTATAGTATTCTTGATATTGAGTACCACCTACTGTATGGTCACTTACGTTAGTTACTTGAACAATATAACTACCAGTTGCAAGTTCGGCAGCATTTACTCCAGTATCTTGCCAGCTAGTAGTTAGTGTGATGCTTTGTTGATGAGTATATACTTGATCTATACCAGTACCGGTACTAGGAGCTAGGCCTGCGTGTGTTAGGGTTCCGGCAACATGTAAATTTCCACCAATACCCGTTCCACCGGCAACTACTAATGCACCAGTAGTAGTTGAAACAGCAGAAGTAGTAGAACTAATTATAGTTTGTGTTCCACCTATTGTAGTAACACCCAGTGCTCCCGAAACTGTTGATCCGATGTTAATTGTACTAGTCGAACCTGCAAGACCGGCGGTACCAATATTAATAACTTTAGTCGAAACTGCGGTAGTAGCACCCGATGATAAGTTTAAAGTCTGATTAACTGTGGACTGACCGACGGTGATTACACCAGTGGCTGCTGTTCCGCCTACAGTAATTGCACCAGTTGTTTCGCTGGTAGCGATGCTTAAAGCACCCGACGTTAATCCAGAGAATAATGTCGCACTACTCGTAGCAGAACCAACAACTAAATCATTACCAAGAACTGTAATATCACCCCCGATAACAAGATCTCCAAGGGTGTCAACTCGACCTTCAAGTACTGTACGTCCGTTAACGTAAAAGTTATTTGTAACTCTCGTGTTGCCAGCAAGTTCAATTTTACTGGTAGTAGTTTCTGCGTCAATCTCTACTGCCTGACGATCTGTGCGGAATTTTAATACTACATCACCACTAGATCCGCATAAGAATGCTACGTTAGCAGATTCGTTAATGTATATACCGGTTGGAGTAGGTTCAAACCAACCTGTGTAGAATTTATCATAAAATACAGCAGTGGCAATGTCCCACGCTGTGCCCAATCTATATTCATTTACGTCGTCTCCGGTACTACCGTATACGTACATGCGTGTACCAGCAGTGTTAAATCTCAGACCAGTTGGGCCGCTTTCTTGGCCACTAACACTAAATTGTTTAGTCCAGGTTGCCGTTGCAACATTATATGCCGAACTCAACGCAAACTGATGCACAGCATCAGTAGTTGAATCTATGATGTACATTATTGTACCATCATTCTTAAAGTCTACCGCCTGTGGTGCAGTCATTGCTGCTGGAATACCACCTGCATCACCTATGGCAAATCGTATTGAACTTACTAAACTAGCGGTTGTTATATCCCAAGGTGTACCTAAGGTAAAATAGTAAGCTCTATCTTCGCCTGCAACACCTGAACCGTTGGCAATAACAACTCCACTGTTACCAGAGGTTATCATCTTAGTACCATCTGGACTAATAAACAATCCTAATGTACTAACGTCAATTAGTGACATTGAAAATGTTGAGCCTGCTACTGCTGTGGTGATATCCCATGCAACTGACAAATTATACTGGGTAATTGAATTAGAAAACGCTAGATACATTATTAAACCGTCTGGTTTAAAGAATATATCAACTGGATTAGCAACACTAAATGTGCTGTCGTAAGCCCATCCTGCTACGCTGTCTATGCCAGCGGTAATAGCAGTATTTTTAATACCTAGTCTATTACCTTGTAAAGTTAAGGTTCCGGCAACATTAAGCCCTGTTGAAGCTAAAGAACCTATGGAAGTTCCATTTGCATACCAAGTATGTGTACCCTGTCTAGAATTATACCGTACATTGCCGGTGTTATTTTCAGTACCAATATAGACTTCCCAAGTACCAGCAGTATTGTAGTACTCAATACCAGCAAAACCAGCACGTGTAAGGGTTTGAGTCCCGCTCATGTTAATAGCACCAGTCATGGTGCCACCAGCAAGCGGCAAGTAATTAGCTAAACTACTTGCAGTAGCGTACGTATTAGTATCTACCTCATAAGTATCAGCACCCGACTTGCGTAAAAAGCCACTACCTGCACCTGTCATGGTGCCAGCTAGTGCACTAAGTGCTGGACCAACATTAACTTGATAGGTTGTATTAGTTGCAGTATTAGCACTAAATCCTGTACCTGTACCAATGGAAACACTAGTGTTAGTTAGGCCCGCCTGAGCCTGGAGTGTCAGGGTGCCGTTGCCAGGTGAAGCACCTGCGCCAATAGCACCAATTGTATTATCAGATTTTTTGTAGTAGAGTGTACCAACTGCATAGTTAAGGGCAAGCTCACCGTACTCAAGGTCGCCTGGCGCAGGTTGTTTTGGTGCACCATCGGTAATAACCGCTGATTTTTTAAGTATTAATCTAGCCATAGTGTTTCCTAAAAAGGACTTGTACTAGTAGTTAAAAAACTACCTTTTAATAACTTCCGCCTTCAACTACACTTATAGTTACCCAGCCACTGTCAACTGTAAAGTTTGCACTATTAAATTTTGCTAAGCCTAGTGTAGCTGCACCGCTAGTTGCTGCTGCAGTTGCAGTTGGAATTGCTGTTGTGGTTACTGCAGTTACTAAGCCTTTGGCATTAACTGTTACTGTAGGTACTGTATAACCATCACCAAAACTACCAACATTTGCATTAACAGTAGCTAGGGTAATTGCAGCGCTTACTGCAGCACTACCATCTACGCCTACTAGAGTAGCAGTAGCATCACCAGTTAGGCTTAAGTCGCGGGCTGTTTTCCATTTAGTAGTTGTAGCACTATTACCAATAACTTCTGTAACTACTAAGTTTTTGTTTAAATTCCAGCGATCATCTGCACTGGTATAAGTAAGTGTTGCACCAGCTCCTGTTACTGTTAAACCAGCACCATTAGCTTGAGCAGCAGTTGTAGCATCTTTGGCTAGTTCAATGTTAATATCTGTAATTGCAACGGCCGTACTATTTACAGTGGTAGTAGTACCTTGAACAGTAAGATTACCAGTAATAGTAGCATTACCTGCTACACTAATATTTGCAGCTGTAATATCATCACTGCTTAATTGACCATTTACTGTAACATTATTAAACGTTACATCACTGGTAGTACCAACAGCTTGACCTATGCTAATAGTTACTGTATTATTAGTAACTGCAGTAGTAACGCCAGTACCGCCTGTAAATGTTAAGGTATCAGTGAGTAGTGCAACCGCATCAGTACCTGTACCGCCAGCAATATTTAGGTTAGTGGCAATATTTTCAGTATTAACACTAGTAATTTGACCTTGTGCATTAACGGTAAGTACAGGTATTGCAGTTTGAGAACCGTAACTTCCAGCTGTTACGCCAGTAGCAGTGATACTAATTGTACTAGTATTACCGGGATCACTATTAGTTACAGTAATACCTGTACCAGCAGTAATTGCTCCACCTACAGTGTCGTAGATATACTCAGCAAGACTAGTGCTGGCATCGGTATAAATATTTTTAATTATGGTAATACCGGTACCGTCTGGAGTAATATTTATATTACCATTGCTATCAGTGCTAGTGATGCTATTACCATCTATTGTAATATTATCTACTAGTAGTTCATTGATCTTTTTATTTGCATCAACGATAATGGCAGAACTAGCTGTTAGTGTACCACGTGTATGATCTAGTAGGTCAGTAAAGTATTTACCACCAATTACTACGTGATTAACAGCGTTACCATTATTTTCGTTACCCATACCAATGTATAGGCGGTCACCGCCATTTGAATCGTTATTAACTAATCCAGAGTAGGCCATTTCGCCTGCAGCTAGAACACTTGGATTTCCAGCTACCTCTGAACGTTTAATTCTAATAATAGAAGCCATTTTTGTCCCTTTTAATATTGGCCTGAATCAACTGTTTGTTGATTCAGCAAGGTAGTTGAAATCCATTTTTGAGTTTGTGTATTGTATACTAGTATACTTCCGGGATTTAAAGAGGTTACATCAACATCTTCTAGGCCACTTACTGTAGTTTTTCCAGGAGGCCCCATTATACCGGTTATAACAGTTCTGGGAGTTTGGTCTCGTACAACTACAGTATTTACTGTTTGTTCCCGTATAGTTACTGTAGTATTTTTATCTACGACTACTGTAGTTGTCATCGGGTTACCTCCTTAACTAGTACTAAATTACCTGTTAAGAAAGGAGTTACTCTACCTTGTTGATCTACTAATTCTACAGAATATACAGCAGTTTCAAAAGTAAAATCTTCGGTTATGCCGGCAGGAATAGTTATAGTAATTGTTTTGTAGACTTGATCAAGGACAATTTCACCGGTTTGGGTTCCGCACTGATATATTATGGCAGGACTTTCAACAGTTTCACGAATTTGCATACGTGCTGTAAGATTGTTTAGTCCAACCCAGTCATTATACTCTACTACTCCGCCACTGGTGTACTGAGTATAACTCAAACTATTTACCTGATTTATGGTAATTTGCGTACCACTAACCCCAGTAGCTATATACCAATTATCCTCACCCACACTATTAATTTCTTTCATTCCGCCAGCGCCCGCCACACGAAATCGCCAGCCAATGGGAATGTTTGATGCAGTAGTTGTAGTTATTACACAAGGCGCACTCCGAGAAATTTGTGAGATGGGTGTGTAAACTTTTGTTTGCGATTCCCAACGATAAATTTCTTGAAAGGTTGCACCCTGATACACTTTATAATTAATTTTAGCTGGTTGTTGCATCTAGGTATGCTCCTTGTTTTGCTAGTCGTTTAAATATACCGACTTCATTTGTTAGTGCAACTACCTCAACCTGTAAGCGTTGGTTTTCGAGTGTAAGCTTTTCTAGTTCCCTGTTCAGGGCTATAATCTGCTCGTGTAGTCTACCAAGCTCTAGGCTTAGTTTAGTATTCTGCTCACCCATTCGCTCTAGCTCTCGGTGCATAATTTGTATAATTCCCGACTCTGCTTGGGTTGCTTTCCAATTTTTTATTAGCTGCTGGATGCCAAAAAATGCGGCTACAACGGCTATAGCAATAAGGCCCAAGACTTGAATGACTTGTTCTGATATTTCTAACATTCTTTACCCTTTCTTTCCGTGCAGTAGCCTAAAAGGTTTGGCTCCTTGAAAATTTTAGTTTTGAAACGGACATTTTCAACTATTGTAACACAAGAGCATAAAGTTGTCAATGTAAAAAATACCCGCCCTGGTTTAGGGTCGGGTATTTTTTTAGTAATAATTTAAATATAATAAACTATAGTTTCTATAATTCCTGATGGATAAGATATAGCTCCTACTTTACCTCCGTATAATTGAGGCTCTATTGTAATTGTGGACTGCCAAGGTATTGAAAACTGTCCCCATATACTTATTGTAACATTATTAATACTTCTAATTAACGGAGGACCAAAAAATACTTTATCCCAATCCGAATTACTTATAGGTATAATAGGTACATAACTTGTATCTCTTCCAAAACCAGATCCATCAAATGTAGCTAAATTTATTTCTGTACTGTTAGGTTTAGTATATATTGCAGATCTTTTAGGAATTCTTCGACCACTTACAGTCATACCAATATTTAAATCAGTACTAGTATTAAATCTTAAGTATTCACTATTAGCCGCAAGTGTAGGAGTTCTTCGAAAATAAGTAGAAGGTAGTCCTGGGCCCCTAACAATATAACCATATTTTATATCATATAGTCCAAGATGTGGTATTGGTATTACTGTATCACCTCCATTATAGTACGTAAAATTATTTGTTTGAACAGTTACTCGATCTTGGCCGTATTGCATACTAAAGAAATAAATATGATAGCTATAAGTTTTACCATGTTGAATTGCGGTATAGCCAGGATATAAACTATTAGCAGCATCATCTGTAGATTCTAAAATATCTACAACTATATCTTTGGTCTCTTTACCCCACTCTGCATCAATGCCTCCATAGATATATTTTTTAAAAACATGCACAGTGCCTACAGGAGGATTAATTCCAAGAGTATGTTTAAATCTTAAAGAATCTACTGGTGCATATCCATCACCAATATTAGTTCTATACACAAGTATACCGTATACTCCGGTAAATAAATGCTGTGAAATTTCCATTGTAAGAGTAAATTTTAAATTTACTCTATAACTTTTAGTTGCATCTGTATTTCCTGGAATAGTAACAATAGGTCTAGCTTTAGTTCCATCATTTGCTATGCTAGACAATTCAAAACCATTAACAAAATTTTCACCATTATAACCTTGCGTATCAAAATCCTCATCTGGTGCCGCCGGGCTTGTTATACCATAAAGATATTTAATTTGTGAAATACTCTGTATTACTCCAAAATTGGCATTATTACTACTTACTAATTTTCCATTAAGAGCAACAACACCATCTTTTACTACAATATTTGCTGTACTATTACCAAATGCTACAGTATTGCTAGCATTACTACTTCCCCCAGTAATAACGGCTCCGCTACCGGATGTAATGGTTGTTCCTGTTACTACTGGATTACCTACTGTTAGTGATTGATTTACCAGTATAGTATTGCTACTTAATTTATCGGCTGTAATACTACCAGCACTAATTTTATCAGCGGTAACAGCATTAGCCTCTATTTTAGCAGCAGTAACAGCATTAGCATTGATTTTATCAGCAGTAACAGCATTAGCATTGATTTTATCAGCAGTAACAGCATTAGCATTGATTTTATCAGCAGTAACAGCGTTAGCCTCTATTTTAGCAGCAGTAACAGCGTTAGCATTGATTTTATCAGCGGTAACAGCGTTAGCATTGATTTTATCAGCAGTAACAGCGTTAGCATTGATTTTATCAGCAGTAACAGCGTTAGCACTAATTTTATCAGCAGTAACAGCGTTAGCATTGATTTTATCAGCAGTAACAGCGTTAGCCTCTATTTTAGCAGCAGTAACAGCATTAGCATTGATTTTATCAGCGGTAACAGCGTTAGCATTGATTTTATCAGCGGTAACAGCATTAGCCTCTATTTTAGCAGCAGTAACAGCGTTAGCACTAATTTTATCAGCAGTAACAGCATTAGCATTGATTTTATCAGCGGTAACAGCGTTAGCACTAATTTTATCAGCAGTAACAGCATTAGCATTGATTTTATCAGCAGTAACAGCATTAGCATTGATTTTATCAGCAGTAACAGCATTAGTAATAATTTTATCAGCAGTAACAGCATCATTGGCTATTTTTACACTAGTAATAGCATCAGTAGCTATTTTTACACTAGTAATAGCATCAGTAGCTATTTTTACGCTAGTAACAGCATTAGTAATAATTTTATCAGCAGTAACAGCATCATTGGCTATTTTTACACTAGTAATAGCATCAGTAGCTATTTTTACACTAGTAATAGCATCAGTAGCTATTTTTACACTAGTAATGGCATTAGAAACTATTTTTTCACTAGTAATGGCATCAGAAACTATTTTTTCACTAGTAATTGCATTTGTTTTAATATTACTTGTACCTACTATATCTCCATTAAGAGCAATAACTCCATCTTTTACTACAATATTAGCAGTACTATTGCCAAAAGCTACAGTATTGCTAGCATTACTACTTCC